AACTACAAAAACAAAATCATTCAACCCCTTCACTCCAGATGTGCAGTCATTGACTTCTCCATCAGAGGAAAGGAGAGACAGGAAGTTGCAGGACAGTTCTTTAAGCGCACCCAAGAAATCTTGGCTGCAGAAAGTGTTGAATATGATAACAAGGTCCTGGTAGAACTTATCCAGAAACACTTCCCTGATTGGAGACGTGTTCTTAATGAGTTGCAAAGATACTCAGTTAGTGGTAAAATTGATACAGGCATCCTGGCAGCATTCAGCAATGTAAAAACAGATGAACTATTCAAAAATCTCAGAGATAAAGACTTTCCTAAGGTCAGAAAGTGGGTCGTTGATAATCTGGACAATGATCCTACTGTACTTCTTAGGAGTGTGTATGATGCTGTTTATTCACACTTGGAAGGTTCTGGGATTGCTGCTGCTGTGCTTGTTATTGCTAAGTATCAATATCAAAGTAGCTTCGTGGCTGACCAGGAAATAAATATGCTTGCTTGTCTAACTGAAATTATGGTGGAGTGTGAATTCAAATGAATGTAAAAGTATTTCGTATGTCTTCTGGTGAAGATGTGGTTGCAGAATTCCTTGAAGATAAGGATGAGAGTATCATTGTTATGAATGCAATTGTGGCATTTAATCAAGGAAATGGACAACTTGGGTTTGCTCCTTATGCTCCTCTCTTGAATAGAGATGAGAAGGAACTGGAGATCAATAAGAAGTGGATCGTTTACATTGCTAATATCAATGATGAACTGATTGAAAAGTATGAGGAGATGTTCTCTCCAATTAAAACTGCTAGCAAGAAATTGATTCTTTGAATATGACTAATAAAATGAGAAAGCATCAAATCAAAACTCATTGGTATTATTGGTTTTGGGGTGTAGCAACTATTGCTGTAGTTTCTGGACAGTTGTTTATTGGTTCTGGATATTATAATATGTCTAGAAGTATTGATAGACTTACTGGGGTATTTTATAGTGTTACTGAATGATGAAGTCACATAAAACACCTCTTCGTTATCCTGGAGGCAAGTCACGTGCTTGCAAAAAGATTGATCCATACATTCCTGATCTCAGAAACTATGATGAGTTTAGGGAACCCTTTATAGGGGGAGGCAGTGTTGCCATTCATATGACCAAGAAGTTCCCTACTTTGAATGTGTGGGTTAATGATTTATATGAACCTCTAGTAAATTTTTGGAAGCATCTTCAAAAAGATGGTTTTGCTATGAGGCATAAACTTACTGAGTTAAAGTATAAAAACTGTAACCCTAACACTGCTAAGGGTCTGTATCTTTCTTCAAAGGAGTACCTTGCAGAAGGTGGGGATGATGATTTTTGGAGAGCAGTTTGTTTTTATGTGGTAAACAAATGTTCTTTTTCTGGACTGACTGAAAGTTCTTCATTTTCCAAAGCAGCATCAGAAGGTAACTTTTCTCATAGGGGTATTGATAAACTCCCTGGTTATTCAGAGATCATTAAGGACTGGAAGATTACTAATTTGAGTTATGAAAAACTCTTTGATGAGCAATCTGAAAGAACTGCTTTTGTATATCTTGACCCACCATATGATATCAAGGATAATATCTATGGTAAGAAAGGTAATATGCACAAGGGATTTGATCATGATCTCTTTGCAAAAACATGTAACGAATCAGCAGTACATCAACTAATTAGTTACAACTCTGATCAACTTGTTAAAGATAGATTTACTGGTTGGAATACAGCAGAGTTTAATCACACATATACTATGCGTTCTGTTGGTGAGTATATGAGAGAACAAAAGAAAAGAAAGGAACTACTGCTTTATAATTATGGAACTCAAGGATTGGCTTAATTCTATCAACTTCAATAAGGAAAATCTTATTGAAGAAGACTCCACTCTTATCAAAGAGTATCCACCTTTTATTATCAATAAGTGTTTGTCAGGTCACTTAGATTGTGTGTTGTTTGCTAATGAAATGAACAAGTATCATTTCCTAGATAAAGATATGCAATATAGTTTTTATCTAAATATATTGAGAAAGAGGAAGAGATTCTCTCCTTGGCTTAGGAAAGATAAAATAACAGACTTAGACTATGTAAAACAATACTATGGTTATAGTAATGAAAAGGCATTGCAAGTACTGAAAATTCTATCTCAAGAGCAAATTGAATTTATCAAACAAAGACTTGACACTGGTGGAACAAAATGACCCAAACAACTGAACCCCAAGTTAATTGGTCTCAGGATCAAATGGTTGAGATTAAGTTAAATGAACCTGATGATTTTCTTAAAGTTAGAGAGACACTGACAAGGATTGGTGTTGCTTCTAGAAAAGAAAAGAAACTCTATCAGTCTTGCCATATTCTCCACAAGCAAGGTAAATACTTTATTGTTCATTTCAAAGAACTTTTTGCACTTGATGGCAAGTATGCTAATCTGACCATCAATGATGTTCAAAGAAGAAATCGTATTACTAGACTACTAGCAGACTGGGGTCTGATCACTATTGTCAGTGATGACTCCATTCTGGATATTGCCCCCCTTAACCAAATCAAGGTTTTGTCTTACAAAGATAAGAATGACTGGACCCTTGAGCAGAAATATAACATTGGTAAGAGAGGTAAGGTAGAGGAAACCACCTAAATACAACTGAGACCTTTTCGTGCGGTCTCTACGAAAGTCGGAACAACCATACAAAGTGGATGGGTTTTCCCCCTTCCACTTTTTTTCTTTTGTAGTATAATTAGTAATGTCAGATGCCTTTGGGTCTGACACTATTACACTTGCTTTTAAAGGAGAAACATGGGAAGTGCAGGAACAGCGTTAAGACGCTATGGAACCCATAATATGGATAAGTTCCTTGACCAAATGACTAGAAATACAATTGGTATGGATGAATACCTGTCTAATGTTTTTAATACATTTCAGGAAACAAATTATCCTCCATACAATTTGATTCAAGTTAATCAACAAGAGTCTAAATTGGAATTGGCATTGGCTGGTTTCAAGAAAGAAGAAATTAATGTCTACACAGAATACGGTAAACTCGTTGTTAAAGGCGAGAAGAATAATAAAGAAGAGGAAACAACGTATATTGTCCAAGGTCTTGCTCAACGTAACTTCGAGAGGACATGGGCACTCAGCGATGAGACGGAAGTTAGATCAGTTACTTTTGAGAATGGGTTACTAACTGTTCATTTGAGTAAGATTGTGCCTGAGCATCATGCCAGAAAAGACTGGATCTAAATAATAGAGTATCGTCGTCGCATAGACAGCGGGGTAACTGGCAAAATCCAGTTGACACCCCGCTTTTTTATTGGTATAATTATTCTAGGAAAACTATAAACAAATGAGTGTACAATTATTGCTGCTAAAGTCTGGTGAAGACGTTGTTGCTGATGTCCAGGAAATGGTAGTTGAGGAAAAGGTTGTGGGGTATTACCTTAAATACCCTTGCAGAGCTCAGCTTGTAACTCCCAACAACACAGAAGATACTACTATTGGTGCCAAGATTCAATTGACACCGTGGATGCCTTTGGCAAAAGACAAAGTCATTCCTGTCGTATCTGATTGGGTAGTTACAATTGCTAACCCTGTTGGACAACTTGAAAAAATGTATTTGGAAGGCGTAGAAAAGTATGAAGAACGAGAACGTCAAGCTCCTGGTCCTGACCAGTGATTGTATTCTGATCTCTCAGATTGATGAGGTCCCCACAGAACTTGGAGAACCTGATTGTAAATTGACAGAACCATTTGTATTTCATCCAGATGGAACTATGACACCTTGGTTGGTGGATGTGACTAGTCAGAATGTCTTTATGATGTCTTCTGACAAAATCTTGACACTAGCAGAACCTAATAGTAAACTGATGGAGAAGTATGAGAATCTGGTGAAGGAATGAGGTTTTATACTAATGTCCAGATGGTTGGAAACAATATTCTGGTACGTGGCATTGATAATGGTGAGAAAGTCATGTTCAAAGAGGAGTTCTCACCAACTCTGTTTGTTAAATCAAATAGAGAATCAAAGTATAAAACCCTTGAGGGTGAAAATGTAGAACCTATCAAACCTGGCACTATCAGGGATTGTAGAGAGTTCTACAAGAAGTATGAAGATGTGGATGGTTTCAAGATTTATGGGAATGATAGGTTTATCTTCCAATACATCTCTGAGAAGTATCCTGAGGATGAGGTTAAGTTTGATATTAGAAAGATTAATCTTGTAACCATTGATATTGAGGTTCAGGCAGAACAAGGTTTTCCTGACCCAGAATCCTGCTCAGAGGAGTTGTTGACTATCTCTATGCAGGATTATTCTACTAAGAAGATTACTACCTGGGGTAGGAAACCATATACTCCTACACAGGATAATGTAACTTATTATCATTATGATGATGAGATTGCTATGCTCAACTCATTCATCTATCATTGGAACAAGAATCCACCTGAAGTTGTTACTGGTTGGAACTGTCGCCTTTATGACATTCCATACATCTGTGGCAGGATTGATAGGATTATGGGAACAAAGAAGATGAAACTTCTTTCTCCTTGGGGTATTGTTACCATGGATGAAATCTATATCAATGGTAGAAAGTTTAATGTCTTTGACATTGCTGGTGTGACCACACTTGACTATCTGGAACTGTATAAGAAGTTTACTTATACAAACCAAGAGTCATATAGACTGGACTACATTGCTGAGGTAGAACTAGGACAGAAGAAACTAGACCACTCTGAGTTTGATACCTTCAAAGATTTCTACAGAGGTAACTGGAAGAAGTTTGTTGACTACAACATTGTTGACGTGGAACTTGTTGACCGTATGGAAGACAAGATGAAACTGATTGAGTTGGCATTGACTATGGCATATGATGCTAAAGTTAATTATGTTGATGTGATGTATCAGGTTAGGATGTGGGACACCATCATCTATAACTATCTTAAGAAGAGGGACATTGTAGTTCCACAGAAAGATAGTTCAGAGAAGAGTGATAAGTTTGAAGGTGCATACGTCAAACAACCTAAACCAGGTATCTATGACTATGTGGTGTCCTTTGACCTTAACTCCCTGTACCCTCACCTGATGATGCAGTACAACATCTCTCCTGAGACACTGGTGGAGGAGAAGCACCCTTCTGCTACCATTGACAAGATCCTGAACAAGGAACTGACCTTTGAGATGTATCAGGACTATGCAGTGTGTGCCAATGGTGCTATGTTCAGGAAGGACATCAAGGGATTTATGCCTGAGTTAATGGAGAAGATGTATAAAGATAGAAAGGTCTTCAAAGGTAAGATGCTTAAATCTAAGCAGATGTTGGTTGACATTGAAGCAGAAATCAAGAAGAGAGGATTGTAATGGGTTATTTGATTGGTGGTGCAGGTGAAGGACCAGAGCAGGAAATTGTTGCCTCTGAAGATAGTGGTCTCAGTCAATTGACTAATCAGCAACTTCTCAGAATGAGGGATCAGACTGTAAAGGATATTGCAAAGTTCAATAACTTCCAGATGGCAAGAAAGATTGCTCTTAACTCTTGCTATGGTGCTATTGGTAATCAGTATTTTAGATACTATAAGTTAGCAAATGCTGAAGCAATCACTCTTTCAGGTCAAGTCTCCATCAGGTGGATTGAATCTAAAGTTAATGGGTATCTAAATAACCTATTACAAACTCAAGACACAGATTATGTCATTGCATCTGACACTGACTCAATCTATATTAACTTTGGACCTCTTGTTAATAAATTTCTTGCTTCTAGGTCTGGCGACAAAGCAGCAGTTGTGGGGTTACTTGATAAGGTCTGTCAAGACAAACTCGAACCGTTCATTGAGGAGAGTTACCAAGAGTTGGCAAAGTATGTCAATGCGTACTCACAAAAAATGCAAATGAAGCGTGAGAACATTGCAGACAGGGGTATTTGGACAGCAAAGAAAAGATATATCTTGAATGTATGGGATAGTGAAGGGGTTAGATATTCAGAACCCAAACTCAAGATTATGGGTATTGAAGCAGTCAAGTCATCTACACCTGCACCATGTAGAAAGATGATTAAGGATGCTCTCAAGTTAATGATGAATGGAACAGAAGATGAAGTAATTGATTTTATTGAAGACTCTAGACAGAAATTCAATAAGATGCCACCAGAACAGATTGCTTTTCCTAGAGGAGTGTCTGATGTAAATAAACATAAGAGTTATTCAACCATCTATGGTAAGGGTTCTCCCATCCATGTTCGTGGGGCTCTTCTATATAATCATTATATTAAAGAGCAAGGATTGACAAACAAGTATTCTTACATCAACAATGGTGAGAAGATTAAATTCATTTATCTCAAGAAACCAAACATCATTAGAGAAAATGTAATTTCATTCATCTCAGAGTTTCCTAGAGAGACTGGTCTTGACAAGTACATTGACTATGACCTACAATTCCACAAAGCCTTCCTTGACCCACTAAAGGTCATCCTTGATGCTATTGGATGGCATGTTGAGAAAACTGTAAACCTTGATTCATTTTTTGCCTGATGGACTTCTTAAAAGATATTGTAAAAGAGATTGGTGATGAGTATACACAACTTGCCTCAGACATCGATGACACAGAAACCTATGTGGACACGGGTTCTTACATCTTTAATTCACTTTGTTCAGGTAGCATATTTGGTGGTGTTTCTGGGAATAAGATTACTGCCATTGCTGGTGAGTCTTCTACTGGGAAGACTTTCTTTAGTCTCGCTGTGG